CCAACTCGATAGCTTACGCGATACTCTTGCCCTCGCTGGAAGATGAACTGCTCACCTGTTGAAGTCTTGCCGCCAACTGCCCAACCACTGAACTCTGGACTGAAGACGTAATCGAATGTCGGAGTCTCTGTTGAGATATCATCACCGACTTCATCGTTGGTATGCTCGAATCCTTTCACGTTATACGCAATAGACTCAATTCCAGTAATGTAGCCACCACTGACTTCAAGAAACATCTTGGCGCGAACCGGAGTAATTCGTTCGCTTACTGTATGCTCCTGAAGTGCGTTTCCACGTCGATTGAAATCAATCGACAAATACGCAGAGACAATCACTTCCGCAATATCGATAGAAGCTTGCGCTCTTGTCGGAGTTGTTTCGACACCAAGAAACGCAGCAAGCTCATCTTTGCGAACAATGCTCATCTCATCTTCACCTTACATGCTTTGAGGGAAGTAAAAATAACCGGAAAACGCTCTGCCACCTCACTCGGAACTGATTTCGTTGCGAGGCGGCAGAGGCGAGAACCAAAGCAAGAGCAAACCTCAGTCCTGTCAATGAGGCATTGACAAAACCTGCATCGCTCTTGCTTTGAGTTCTCAGTTTCCATTACTCAAGTCCTGTTACGATGCTGTGCCCACGGGCCACTACGCCACCGAACTTGTATTCGTAGTCGAAGCGCAGCGAGACGGTCAACTCGATCTGGCGCGACCGAGGTCGCCACTCCAGTTCTTGCGTCACGTCACGATGCACACCGAAGACGAGATTGGATGCGGGAGACATATAAATCTTATCCGCATCGAGATGACGATCAACCGTGATCGGGATACCAAAGTAGGCAAGTCCAGCAGACCCACCGATCAGAACCTGATCACCGAGTATCGTCGCTCGCTCACCCAACTCACCCATGTACTCAGTCGCGAAACCCGGAGAGCAGAAAATCCGCTGATCCGAGAGCGTCCTGTACTGGGATGGCATCCCCTTGTAGAGTAGGTTCAAAACAGCAACCGCTGTCCCGCCACCACTCACATTGACATTAGCGACTGCCGTGTCACTGTCCGTAACGAACAGAGCCTCAAAGCCAGTGTTGATTGAGAAGAAGGGGGTGGTCGATCCGTCACCGTTCCAGGCAAGATCGTTCAACTCCTCTCCAATAGCTTTGGCAACCACCGTCGCGATTTGCGACTCGGCATTCGCACCAGCGATGTTGTCTTCGAGGAAGCTCAGACTGATGTCCTCAGCCCAAACCGCTTCGGTCACAGTCAGAGTATGCGCTCCGAAGGTGATCGCATCGCTGTCCGAAACATCCTGATTCTCAGTTCCCGCTCTCAACTTTTGAGAACCCACACCAATGCGATCCAGACGTGCAGTCGGCGAGTTCATCATCCGCTTCTCGATTACCGAGAGCGTTGGCTGATCACCAACCACAAAGTCGATGAACGCCGTTGCTGTCTCGTCGGTGAGCTTGCCTGCCCCTGCGATAGACGCGAGGTCTATCGCACGGGTTTCACCGTGAAGCAACTCGTGACGAACTGCGTCGATGTCCTTGAAGATGAAACCCTTGAAAGGATCGCTACTCTTCTCAACTGCGGGAATGAGCCCGCCCTCTACCTTGGCTAGTCGGATCTGCTCTGACATCGATTCGAGCTTCTGCTCTCCTTCGATGAGTCGCTTCTCCAAGTCTGACACTACTTCGTCGGCGGGAGAACTGTTGCGCTCCTCCAACGATGCCAATCGCTCCTTGATCGGAGTGATCTGCTCTTCGGTGAATGTACGGATGTCCGTCTTCACCTCTTCTACTACGTTTTCGAGTTCCATTAGGGAACCTCCTACGAGTTCGATTCCAACTCAGTACGGATACGTTCCACACCAAGCATCGACCGTATTGCGTCTCGCAGTCCCTCGGAATCTGCATCCTCTTCGGATGGAGAAGGATCTTGTGAGATCACCGGCAACTTGAGCGACCGCATGATCGCTAACGCTGACGGATTGGAAGGAACTGGTACGAGACTTACCTCGACCAATTCCGTCTTCGTGTACACCGGAACCTCGGAACCATCGACAGTTCGTGTCGAAGTCCCATCAGGGTCTGGTATGAAACCAACTGAAACACCAGAAAGAAAGCCAGCACGAACAAGATCGCGAGCCATCACTGCACGTTCGTGACTTGCCCACTCAACTCCGATGTCAAACTCTGAATCTGATTTCTTGAAGTCAACTACGCGACCAAGAATGTTTGCCATGTCCGGTGGAGAATCACCACCGTATGCATCGTGTCCCCACATGAAGACAGGGTTATGACTGAAGTTCGACGTGTCGATACCTCGCGGCTCGATAATCGTTCCATGTCGATCCAACTCGTTGGTCGAAGCGCGAAACCAAGACACGTTGCTATCTTCATCTTCCGAATTTGCTCTTATTGTTGAATTGAATGTATTTCGCATTCTATTTCCTTTCACCGATTGCAAATGTCAATACGCAACGGCAGTTCACTACGTTGGCTGCACCACCTCGCTGATCCAGCGGATACATCATCTTTTTCCCGCCAACCTTAAAGAATTCATCCTGAAAAATTGATCTTCGATTTTCACCATTCGGACCCTTGATTGCACCGGGCTTATGGTTTGTTCTTGTTCGATCATCCTGCGTTGGAACCCAGGTCTTAATAGTGACGAACTCTGGATTCTCTTCGTCAAACTTAGATGCGTTGGTGAACTTGCCGAAGTTGTACGAACGAGCAGTCTCAGTTCGCGCAATTGTGTCTGCACGAACTCCCTTCCAACTGTCAAACTCTTTTGTCAATCGAGCCGCAATCTGCGAAATGCTCAGAGACTCTTCAAGTGCCTCGTTGAGTATTCCTTTAACTGCTTCCTTTGATGCATTAGTGATATTCGTAATCTCTTGTGCAGAGCTTAATCTTGCCCATTCTAGAATCTCATCCGCAATCGTTTCAAACTCAATCAGCATGTCTGCTGAAACCAAAGCTGAACTCGCAGCTTCCTTGCTGAATGCCTCAAAACCAATTCCAAATGTCGCAAACGCTTCCTTGTCCAGCATCTCGCGGAACTCTTCAGTGAATCCGTCGATAACATTATCCAAATCTTTCTTATTCGGTGCGCGTGTCTTCGTCTTCTTCGCACCACGCTTTACTTCTGCAACAATCGCTTTCTGCATCCTTGAGAAGATCGCTCTAATGCGTCCCTTCATTCTCCGCTCTGCATCTCCCTGGGCAGAGAGAAAACGAAACGCAGCAATCTGCATCGCCTCATCAGATGGCTCGAAAATGGATGATTCGACAGGTTGCTCTCGAATGGATCTCTCTTCCTCTTCCTCTTCCTCTTTCTCTACCGCAGCAGGCTGCATCGCGTTTTCAACAAAAGATGAAGCTTCATTCGGATCTTCAACAACAGAAAAGCCAAGAGGAATCAAATACACCGATCCGTTACCACTAGGATCTGGCTTGAATCCAATCCGCTCCCGATACTCATCCATCGTAATCGCACCCGCCTTGAACGCAGTCTCAGCAGACAGACGCTCGAATTCCTTGTCACCTACATCAACAGAATCAAATTTGAATATGTACTGATCACTTGGAAATCCAAGCCGAGGCAAAACACGAAAAGTGATCGGCTCTTCGTAACGCTTCAGCCTTGGACCCAAACACAACGAAGTGTAAACGCGATCTGCTTCCTCTCCGTTTGCTCTACTCGAATCCTCTACCAAACCTAACTTCGTCGCGGGAACGTGGAAGGCAGCGAGCAGTTGGTCGCGGCTGACACGGGCGAGATTAAGGAATTCCAAATCTTTAATTTGAGCAGAGAGCGTCTGGAACTGAGCGCCCTTACCAAGAACTTGAATGCGATTCGTTCCTTCGTGAATGTCCTGCCAACCCTCTGCAATCAACGCTGCTTGATCTCGCGTAAGCTCAGCTTCCGTAGTCAAGATCCCTGTCGGCTGCGCGTGATTCCGTAAGTGACTCGCTGCATACGCACGCGAATAGGTATCCATGTCATGCGACATCGCAACTGCACGAATTGGAGAGATCCCACCATGCGGATCAACAGGATCGGGATAGCGAAACAAGACAATATCCTCAGCAGGTAGAATCTTCCTCGCTGATGTGGATGTCTTCAATTCCCAGCCAACAACTCTCGTTTTTGACTTGTCGTAAATCGCCCTATTAATCCAATCTGGATTTATAATCTGAATGCCAACAACATCACCACCACCTTGGTCGTTCGCAGTGATGAGATGCCAAAACGATCTTCCTGCCAGATCTAAATGAAGCTGCGTCTGCTCAATCAAATCTCCCCATGAATGAGTCTCAGAAGGTCGTTGCAAAACCTGGGGAATCTGAGAATCGTCTAGTGCCTTCCAATCCTCAACTGAACCTCCGTTCTTCTTCCAAATGCGCCAAGGCGAAGTCCGTACATCCTGACTGATCGTTGAAACACAAGCGTAGACCCAACCAGAATAAGACTTCAGTCCATCTAAATCAGTCTTGATCGGATCAGTGTCATACGCTTCGTGACCCAATATTCGAGCCAATGAATACGTCGTACTTGGATTCAACTCAGGAATCTGAAGACCGCGCTTTACAAGCTCACCTACCTTCATAAGAATATTTGCGCCCCGCGATCTTGTGTCAGTTCAGTCGAAGCCCAAATAAATGCATCCGCAGAATCCGGTGAACCATCCGACTCGTATCCTTCCGGCGTAAACGAAGCAAGCTGAGACTCAAGCTCATCCATACCTGCCATCGTATGTGCCTTGCCTTGCTCAAACATCGCAAGAATAGGCTCCGCTCTCACATGCTTGCCTCGTGTCGCGTGAACTAACTTGATTGGAACATCAGCATCTAAACTGCGAATCGTATGCTCAACCATTAGTCCACCCTGGTTCTGCTCCGCAACAATTAAATCTGCTTTGAATTCGTGAAACGTATCCACAACTCGACGTGCCCAACCCGCTGGTCCCAACCGACAAGAGCGATCCGCTAATGCATACAAATGCCCGTTCTTACCACGCGATGAAACAACAATCCCAGTGCTATCCGCGTTCTCGCCAGTACTGATTGCTGGATCAACTCCAACAACTATTCGTTGGGGATCATCAGCTTTTTCTACTCTCAGCGAAATCAACTGCTCTACAGTGAGAATCGCACCTTCAACATCTTCCAAAATTTCAGCAAAAATTTCCTGCCTTCCCATGCGAGTATCTTTGTACTTCGCCAAAATCGCATCAAGAAACTGCGGCGCGAGATTCGCAGCGTTGTCATACGTCGATCCGCGTGTCACAACAGTCGATGCATTGTCAACCAAGTTTTTGATCAATCGCGTAGGACGTGGCGTAGTCGTAATCATCGCTCTCGGATTACTACCAATCCTTAACGCGAACATTGCCATGTCCCATGTCGTACTGTGTGTCCAGGCTGCTAACTCATCCGCCAACATCAAATCGCAATTCACTCCGCGTAACCTATCCGGCTCCTCCGCAGAATAAAGCGAAACAATCGCCCCACTCTTCCACGTCAATCGCCGCTTAGATGGTTCGTAAAGTGGGCGATTCCACGGTGGGCACACATTTAAGAAACCGGATGGTCCGTCTACAACAGTGTCTCTACAATCTGAAGCGGTAGGCGCAATCACAATCGCTCTTCTGGATTTTCCATTTTCAATTTGTGAACGAACCCACTCCACACCAGCCCGCGTTTTCCCAAATCCCCTACCCGCCAAAATCAACCAAT